ATCAGTGTACAAGTCTTACAAGTCCAGACTTCTCATCATTAACAACAGCAGGGAACGATTGTTTCGATGGTTGTACAAGTCTTACAAGTTCTGATTTCTCATCATTAACAACAGCAGGGTACGCTTGTTTCCTTGGTTGTACAAGTCTTACAAGTCCAGACTTCTCATCATTAACAACAGCAGGGAATAATTGTTTCGATGGTTGTACAAGTCTTACAACAATAATACTTCCATCATGTACAGCATTAGGAACAACAGTTGGTAGTAATAATGTGTTTAATGCTATTGCAGGACACACTAAAATTATACTCACCGTTCCTTCTGCATTGATGACCTGTAATAGTGGAAATCCTGATGGAGACATACAAGACTTGATAGCGAATAATACTATGGTGACAATTACACAGGTTTAGTTATAAAAGGGTACTGGTTGAACCTTTTTTTCGAAGAGACTTCGCGACTGTTGTCGCAATTTTTTCATAGTTTGGTTTAGTTGAGAGCCTCGGATGTTGATCCGGGGCTTTTTCACGCATACAAAACCGTGACGTATTATGTAATATTATACCATTGCTTCCGCGGACATCAACCGTTATTTCGCAATAAAAACAACCATGTGCGAGTACATCGAAAAGCTGCGGACATTGACGCCGAACCTCCCACCGAAACCATTCTCAGACCTACGAAAAAAAGTCAGCGACGGAATGGTCACCTACCACGTAAAAGAAGGCGTCATGCTGTCCACATCCTTGTATAACGAGGAGATATCCATAGCCAAAACATTCATAAGCGAGAACGCCCAGTTGGAAAACCATTTCCACGACGGAGCCTACGAAGTCATCATCATACTAGAAGGGACGCTTGAAGTGACGACGGACAAGGAAACAAGGCAACTCACGAAGTTCGACAAAATCGAGTTAAACAAATCCCAGCCACATTCCGCCGTAGCCATTACCGACTGCTGGTTTGTGGCCCTAACTGTACCCAAAGACAATGGTTTCCCACAGTAATGCCCCAAAAACCCCCGGCGGCGACGATGAGTGGAAGATATGGGCGAAGTACGTCCTGTTGACGCTTGAGAAGCTGGAGAAGGAGAACGAAGACCTCAAATCGAAATGCCACGGCATCCCTGAACTGCACAACCTCGGCGACCGCATGATAATCGTGGAACAGGAGCAGAAGCGCCATAGCGGTTTCACTAACCGGATATTCGCGCTTGAAAACACTGCCGTAAACAACGCCGAGAAGATAAAGCTACTCTCTCCTCTGGTCAATGACCTCCAGACATTCAAGACAAAAGTCGAAACCCGTACCGGACTGATCGCAGTACTGGTCAGCGCCGGAATTACCATCATTCTTTTTATTCTCGACAAAGTGATAAAATGAACTATAATAACGTAACGGAGCAACTGATAATTGATGAAGGCATCAGTTTAAAACCGTACTACTGCACGGCAGGCTTCCTGACCATTGGTGTAGGGCGAAACCTTGAAACGAATGGTCTGTCTTGGGGCGAGATGGTCACCCTGATCGGGCAGAACCCGGAGCGGAAGGCACGATTCCCCAAGGACTTTGAAACCTTGGATGGCGAAACACTGCTGATGGCTCTGATCCGCGACATGAAGATCAACGGCATCACCGAAGACGAGGCTATGATGCTTTTACGCAATGACATCTACCAGTGCGAAGAAGATCTGAAACTCAGGGTTAAATGGTACGCGGGCGCACCGGACGAACTTAAGGAAGTGCTAATAAACATGTGCTTTAACATGGGTATCAAAACGCTGATGACGTTCAAAAACACGCTCTGGTACATGGGTGCCGGTGAATACGAACGGGCGGCGGCGAACATGCTTAAAAGCCGGTGGGCGCGCCAGGTAAAAGGACGTGCCAAGCGATTGGCGGAAAGGGTAAGGGCGCTGTCATGACACCGGCAAAGGTAAATAACATCACACGACAGGCCACGCGTCCGACATCAGTGGTGATCATGCTGCTGATATTGCAGGGCATAACGATGGTAGCGCCGCAGGCCATCCCGGAGAAGTGGGAGGATTTCACAATCAATGCAATCACCGTCATCGGTGGTACCGGTATCCTGGACAAGGCGTGGAGAAACCGCCAAGACATAAAGAAGTGGGTTAAAGACAGATTTAAAAAGAAATAAATGATAGTTAAAGAACTCAATCCGAGGTTTAAAATAGGGCAGAAAGTATGGTCCGTAGTTGGCGAATCTGACAAAGGTGTTGTTATAGATTGGAGTTATAATCATAGGGAAAACACAATCAGGTATCAGGTTTCATTCGACCCTAATTTTGACTCAAAGTGGTACTATCAAGAGGAGTTAGGTGATATACAATTATTCAACAACTAAAAAAGAAAGACCATGAATGAAATTACCATAATCGCCATCGCAGCAGCCGTGAACCTAATAGTCTGGATTTCCTTCTTCCGCTGGATTACCAAGCCTGAGCGGGAACGCCGCTACCGTGAGAAACTTATGCGCAACGAGGAATGAAAGCCCCGGAGAGCCAGCTGCAATCCGCATGTGTGACCTGGTTTCGGCTGCAATACCCGCGACTGGGGCGCCTGCTGTTCGCCGTACCCAATGGCCACCACCGGTCAAAGCGCACCGCCTGCATACTGAAGGGTGAGGGCGTGGTTGCCGGTGTGGCAGATATGATCCTGCTGGTACCCAGAAACGGACACGCTTCGCTCTGCATCGAGATGAAGGCATCGAAAGGAAGACAGACTGATCTTCAGCGCGAGTTCCAACGCGACGCCGAATTGTTCGGTAACCGGTATGTGATATGCCGGACATTTGATGAGTTCCGCGACACCGTAAACGATTACCTCCATGATTAGCGCAGACGACATAGTTCGACCGACCTTTGCCGAGCGGCAACTCGTTCAGCGCCTACTGGTAACCAACCGGCAGGTGAACGACATATTCCGCCGGTACATCGGCAGGGTGTCGCCGCTTATTGAGCGCTACCGCTATGATCCGCGGGGCGTCGTGATCCGTGACCGCATCACAGAAGCGCTGCTGAAAAAGGAACTGGATCGCTTCGTCACTGAGTTCGACACCTTCACCAAAGGGCAGATGACCGGGGCGTGGCAGGACGCTGAAGAGCGCACAGGCGGGATTATCAAGACATGGGCCGAAAGTATGGGACTTGCCGACGTGGCCGCCGTTGGCGCTTATGCCCGAAACATGGATGCCATGAGCAAGTTCATCGACCGCAAGACCGCAGGGATGAACCTATCAGACCGCGTCTGGAAGATGGCCGACAACGTGCGCGAACAAGTTGAATTTTACCTCCAGTCGGGGCTGTCTGTCGGGCGCAGCGCTGACGAAATATCCCGCGACGTGCGCCAGGTACTAAACGAACCCGACAAGCGCTTCCGCCGCGTTCGTGATCCGATTACCGGCGTACTGAAGCCATCCAAGCCGATGGAGAACTACCATCCGGGGCGTGGGGTGTACCGGTCATCCTACCAGAACGCCAGACGGCTGGCACGCACCGAGATCAATATGGCATACCACGCCGCCAATATGGAGATGTACCGTTCAAGTCCGGTGATCCTTGGCTATGAGGTGAAGCTGAGTGCGGCACACCCTGTCACGGATATCTGCGACCAGCTTACGGGCCGCTACCCGAAGGAGTTCACCTTCTATGGATGGCACCCGGCATGCCGCTGCAGATCCGTGCCGCTGTTCATGACCGAGGCGCAGTTGTACGAATACGAAGCGGGCAAGCCGATCAAGGGTGAGAACGACGTACCGGAGCGATTCAAGTCGTACATGAAGGAACATCAGGAGCAGTTCGACCGGTGGAAGACCCAGCCGTATTTCATCCAAGAGAACCAGGCGATCATCAGCAGGGTGTACGCAGGCAAACCGGCGATATTAAAACCTTTTCACGCATCACAAACCGTGACGGAATACGCAACATAATCCAACCATGACGCCATTATTACGCGCGACATTTGACCCAAACGCATAAATAATTATTCTACGTGGAAGAACAAATTTTAACAGCACTGAAAACCAAGTATAAGAACCTGGGGTTCGGTGAAAAAGCATTGTCCGGGGTGGCTGCATTCCTTGCCCAAACCGTGACTGAAGAAGACGGCATCGAACCGGCCGTAACAGGGGCGGAACTGCTGCTGAAGGCATTTCAGAGCGACATCGACGCACGCGTCACCAGTGCGGTATCAAAGGCAAAGAGTGAACAAAAACCCGAACAGGCACCTCCAGCAGAGAAGAAACCGGAGAAGAAGGACGACGAGGTGCCGACATGGGCGAAGGGCATTCTTGACCGTTTGGACGCATTTGAGAAGAAGGAAGCCCGTACCACGCTCGTCAGCCAGGCCAAGGCCAAGCTGGCAGAGAAGAAGATACCGGAATCCTTCCTGCGCGGGAGATCGCTGGAGCTTCAGTCCGAAGCGGAAATCGACAACCTGGTCGCATCCATCGAGGCCGACTACACGGCATTCCGACAGGATCTTGTCAACCAGGGGGTCATCGTGAATAACCCGCAGGAAGGCGGAGGGGATAAGGCTGACGCGGCCATCGCCAAGATGATCGCCGAGAAACGCAACAACCCGACCATCGCCAGCGGAGTAGTTGGTAAAAAATTAATCTGATTGTTTAACGAAATTCATTTAAAGTATGAATCTTACATCCGAAACCATATCCGGACGCAAGGTAGTTTTTGATCACGTGATCGAGGACTATCCCGGCGGTGCGAGCTTCGACCTCTCCAATGTCCCCGCGGACACGGAGTACATCGCGGCAGGCACCCCCGTCTACATTGACAAGTCGGCCCGCGTGGCCTACCTTGTCAAGACCGCTGCGATCGCGGACGCAACAAGCGCGACCTCAGTCTACATCTACACCCCGAACCTGTTCTCAGTCGGAGACCATATCTATGACGGCGCAACCGCGCAGACCATCACGGCCATTACCGCCAGCGGCACGACCATGGACATGCTCACGCTCGACGGGGACATATCTACGACTGCCGAAGGCACTGTGATCACCGTGGCCACCGCAGCTGCAACGGCCACCGCACTTTACACGCCCAACGCCCTGGTGAAGGACGACATCTACGTCGGTAACGGCGTGGCCCTTGTCTCAAACGCCGAAGGCAGCTTTGTAGTTTCCGGTTCGATCCGGGAAAGCGCACTTACCTACCCGCTGAGTACTGCTCAGAAAACCGCCCTTGTCAAAATCACTGTTAACGCCTAATTGAGAGAGATATGAAATCACCTATCATCAATGGAGTATCGCAGACAGGACTTGAGAATTATCTTGCCGCGCGCCAGTACAGTGAGTTGTATTGGCCCTCCCTGTTCCCTCTCAAAAACGTAAACACCCTGGACGGAAAGACCATCATCGGCGCTTCCGGTAACCGCGTGGCCGCAAACATCATCAGCTATGACGCATCGACTCCCGAACTTGGCCGCAAATCCCTTTCGGTGAAATATTTCGACATCCCCAAGGTGGCCATCGCCCGGCGCAAATCCGAGCGTGAGATACTCGAACACCAGATCACCCGCAACATCCAGGGCAATATGGCCGTCATTGAGGACTACTTCAATGACCTCGACTTCTGCTGGGACGGTGTCCAGGCACGTATGGAGTGGCTGGCGCTGCAAGCGTTATCCGCCACCAAGGTGACCCTGTCTACCACTAACAACCCGCTTGGCGTTATCAATGAGACCGCCATCGATTTCGGAATGCCCGCCGCCAACAAGGAGGTAGTCGCCGTTGTCTGGAGTGCCACCGCATCGACGGTAACCCCGATCACCGACTTCAAGGCAGTAGCCGCTCAGGGCCGTGCAAGCGGTGTGCAATTACGGTATGCGCTCATGCATAATACCGACTTCAACTACATGGTCGGCTCCACGGAGTATCAGAATGCCGCCAAACAGTTCCTGGTCGGTGAACCCACCGTACTGGGATACCAGAGCGTTGAAATCGCCAACAAAGTGATGAACGCCCTGCGCCTGCCGCAGATCATCCTGATCGACACCTACGTCGGTATCGAGAATGCCGCCGGAACAGTTACCGCCACTGACCCGTGGGCCACCGGACACGTCCTGTTCTCCCCGGATCTGAATTTCGGTAATTTCTACGCGGGACCCATCGCTGAAGAGATC